AGAAATAATTGTTAAAAGTGTTAGCGAAGATGCTGTTGATGCTTTAAATAAAACACTTGTTGATGTTGGGTACAAAGGCAAAGGATTAGATTTTAGTAAGGTTGCAGCTAAAGTGCTTGGTCTTAATCAAACCACAGTAAATGTTACCGATCTTATGCAAAAAATTAAAGTGCAAAACAAAGAACTGTTTGACTTTTTAAAACGACCACGCCAACCCATAGAAGATATGGTTAAAACAGTAATGACCGAAACAGCAGATAAAACAGGATTTACAGATGTAGCATATAAAATTATGAGTAGAAAGGTCGGTACTATACTGCCTGTGGAAGATATGATGAGTGGTTTAATCCTAACACTACAACTAGGACAAGAGCTTGAGCAAAAAGCCAGAAAAATTCGTGATATACCTAAAACAAACATGGCTCTTAAAAAAAGTGAGTTTAAAGAATTTCAAAGTTTACTAGCTATACAGATTAATTTAATGGGTCAAGTATCAGGATCGGTGTCAGAAGTTGGTCGGTCGCTTGGAGCAGTATCTTCCGTACAAAAACTAAGAAATATAAATCTTAAACAGTATAGAGATGAGCTTAATGATTTTATGGAAAACTTAGATGAAGATCTTATTGATTATTCTACTGAAGCATATTTATCGCTTTCACCAGCGGGAAGAGCTGAATTTGCAAGAGAACATAAGGCGTTAAAAACTTACGATGCAGTAATGGAATTATACATAAATGCTATCTTATCAAGTCCTGTAACTCATGTTGTCAATACTGCGGGTAATGCGGGATTTCAAATCTTACAAACAGCAGAAACAGGGTTAGCATCAGTTATAGGAAATGTACGAACTTTGGGTGGTAGACTAGGAGATGCAAACGATAGAGTTTTGTCAGGATCTTTTACAGATAAAAATTTTGCAAAAATTGAAGTTAACGGACAAACAAAATTTAGACCAATACCTAGTGGAGAAGCATCCGCAGAAGCGTTTGGTATGATGTATGCTCTAAAAGATGCTTTTAAGGGTTTTGGATCTTCATTAGTAACTGGAGAAGCTGGGGATTTTATGACCAAGATTGATTTGAAAAATCCTAGAGCAATCGGAAGCACCAATAATATAGCACAAGTTTTAGACAGTATAGGAAATATGAAAGGGTATAAAGATGCTTTTGCTCCGTTAGTTGATATGCTTGGAATATTAGGGAGATTGCCAGGACGTTTTCTCGGTTCAGAGGATGAGTTTTTTAAAGTAATATCTGAACGAGCTGTAATGTATAGAGAAGCATATAGAGATGCCATGATTACATATCAAAATGCAAGAAGGTCAGGAGAGATTACAAAAGACCAAGCTAGACAACTAGCCGAGGATAAATTTACAAAAGGTATTTTAGAACCATCGGAGTCAACAAAAGATTTAATGAGTCAAGAAGCACTTGTAAGAACATTTCAAGGCAATCCCGAAGGAATCTGGTCGAGCTTTGTAGGATTGTCAAACATACCAGGTTTTAAAATTATTGTGCCTTTTAGTAAAACACCAACCAATATTATAAAAGAAGCATTTGATAGAACTTTAAATTGGTCGCCTATATACAGAACTATTATGAACGCTGATCCTAACCTAAGAGGGTTAGATATTTTCGGAACTACGCCCATGCGAGGTAAAGAATTTGATAAGGCAATATCTAAGTTAATGATTGGCAATGGCACATTTGCTATGATGACATTACTTGCTTCTGGATATTTTGGAGATGATATTGTGGTAGTTGGGTCAGGACCTAAAGACAAAAAGGCAAGAAAGTTTTTAGAAGGTGCTGGTATTTCACAATATTCAATTAATTTTAAACAAACCGATGGAACATATAAAGGATACACATTTTCAAGGTTTGATCCAATGTCTGCTGTTTTATCAATGGCTGCTGATTACGCTTATTACGCTCACAATTCAGATGCAGATTTATTTGAGTTAGAAAATTTATTTAAAGCGGGAAGTTTGGCTTCTGCTGAATATGCTCAAAATATGCCATACCTTCAGGGTGTTTCTGAACTTATGAAAGCTGCTGGTAATCCACACTCAAGTCAAGCAGATACTTACCAAAGATTTGCTAAATATTTTGGAGAGCAATTAACATCTGTTGGAACAAATGCTATAGGGCAGTTTGGTGGTATTGGTTTTGATACAATGGTCAATACTCCTTTAAGTTTTTTTTCTGATTTTCAATTAGTAGGTCAAACAAGTTTTAGAGCAACTCTTGAAAGATTACAAAATCCAAATGCTTCTAATACCATGTTAAACGAAGATCAATTAGGTACTCTTAAGTATGTTCCATTTCCTTCTGCCATTGAGGGATTTTATAGTGGACTTAATAGAGCAAAATCAAGAAGTCCAATATTCTCAGACGATTTATTAGGAGGTTTAAACTTTTGGGGAGAAACAAAACAACAAAGCAACGGATTAAATTACGAAGTAGTTTCTCCTGTAAAAGTTACAAATCCAGATTTTAATGATGTAAACGAATATTTGAGAGATTTATCTGATATAGTTGGAACTTTTAAAAGTCATCCTAGAACAATAGAAAGAGTAAAACTTAGCGATGCTCAATATAACGACTTTGTAACTTTTATAAATGAAAGTAATTATATTGATAAAAGACGACATTTAGGTAGCGATGATAGAGGTTACAAAGTTACAAAAAATTTACTGAACTTAATCCAAAAAGAAATTGCTGATCCAGATTTTTTACTTCAAAGAAAGAGCGATCAGTTCAGCGATTTAAACTCTATACTTTCAAATGCAAGAAAAAGCGGTACAGAATTATTGTTAAAAAAATATCCTGAATTACAAATCAAAATAGACAACTTGAAAAACTAATGTTTGAAATTAATCAATATATATTGTATAAAAGGTAGAGGTAAGGTTTATGGCGACATTTGATATTAATGACACTAACAGGCGGATTCAGTACACCACCAACGGATCGCAAACATCTTTTGCATTTTCGTTTCAGATCAATGCTGATACCGAACTAAAAGTTATACTTGGCGAAACGACTCAATCCTTATCAACTCATTATACTGTAACAATCGCCACCAATGGAACGGGTACTGTTAATTATTCGTCAGCTCCTACGTCAGGACAGAAACTTACCATCCTAGCCAACAAACCTTTATCTCGAGAATCCGCTTACTCGACAGGGGCTTCTTTTACCGCTGCATCATTAGAAACAGATTTCGATAATACTGTGATGATTTTACAGCAATTTGAAGAAAAAATAGATCGTACCTTGCAGCTACCTGAATTCGTAACAGGATCAACACCACCAAGTTTGATTGTTCCGTATAACGATACAACATCTAATAATGCAAATAAGGTAATTGGTTATGATACCGATGGTACTGCCTTAACTTTACATGATCGAAGTTTATCTTCTGTTACAGTAAACACATCAACACTTTCTGCTGGAGCAAGTGCTACGGGTTCTGCGAGTTTATCTGGACAAGCATTGACATTAACATTAGGTATTCCAGCGGGAGCAACTGGTTCTACAGGAGCAACAGGTGCAACAGGAGCTACGGGTGCAACAGGAGCACAAGGTCCAACAGGAGCACAAGGTCCACAAGGTCCGTCTGGAGAAGCATCTTTAGCGGACGTAACGAGTTTAGCCATTGCATTAGGATAGGAGTAAAATCATGGCAAATACATTTAAAGTAAAAACGAAAGCAAGTGTTAGTAATAGCTCTCTTGCAACTGTTTATACTGTTCCGTCAAACACCACCACAGTTTTACTTGGAATGACTTTGGCAAACAAAACAACAAACGCTATTACTGCTGATGTTCAATTATCAAGCGATACTTCAGATACAGAAACTAATGCTGATGTTTTTTTACTTAAAGCAGTTAGTATTCCTGGGTCGTCAACCTTAGAGGTATTTGCTGGACAAAAAATTATAGCACAGACAACCGATATTATTAAAGCTCAAGCATCAACGGGATCTGCATTAGATGTGTCTTTATCAATTATGGAGATTACCTAGTGCCTTATTTAGGATCTTCCCCAGCTTCTACATTACTTACTGCAAGTGATATAACAGATGGTGTAATATCGACAGCGAAGTTAGCGGACAGTTCTGTAACAAGTGCCAAGATAACAGATGGTACTATTGCAAGTGGTGATTTAGCTAGTGGTGTAGGAGGTAAAATATTACAAGTGCAATCAGCATTTAAATCTGATACTGCATCTACAGCATCTACATCTGATGTAGCGATTACAGGATTATCTTTAACACTTACTCCATCAGCAACATCTAGTAAAGTCTTAGTAATGTTTGCTGTGGGAACTTCTGGGGGCAACGCATCATCACATTTCTTTTTTACACCTTACAGAGATATTGGAGGTGGTGGATATAATGCCATTGGTCTCGGTGTTGGTGGTGGTCTTTATAATTATGCTTCATCAGACCAACCATATGCTTCTAATAATAACTATGGTGCTATGGCAAATAATTTTTTAGATTCGCCTAATACAACTTCTGAAATTACTTACAAACTGTATTTTAGAACAAATGCTGGGCATACTTCTTACATAAACAGAAGAGTGGCAGACGATAATTTTAGAGGGGCATCAAGTTTAACTTGTATAGAGATAGGTGCATAATGGATTATCATAAAAGCATTAGAGCAATACATAGTGAAGTTGTAACTATTGATGGAGATACAGAAAAAACGATTGTAGCTTTAGATAAAGACAATAAAGAAGTTACTATAGATTGGACTAAAGTAAAAGCATGGAAAGACCCTAATGAATATCAATATAAAAGAGAACAAGAATATCCATTAATACAAGACCAATTAGATGAGATATATCACCATGGAATTGATGGTTGGAAAAAGACTATTAAAACAATAAAAGATAAATACCCAAAGGATGGTAGCTAATGGGATACCTAGGGCAACAACCAACTATCGGTGCTTACCATGTTCTTGATTCCATAACATTATCTAATGGACAGAGTGCGTATACCATGCAGTTGGATGGTGTAAACTTTAGTCCACAATCTGTAAATCATATGTTGGTTATTATTAATGGTGTACCGCAACCAGCGTCCGCATATTCAATCAATGGCCATATTTTGACACTAAGTTCGGCAGCAAC